TTAAAATCTCAGATGTTTGACTGCAGCCTCGTCGCCCTGAGGCGTCAAATGTGCATAGTATTTTTCAGTTGTCGCATAGTCCGCGTGTCCTGCCAAAACTTGGATCCGGCGCAGCGGCACGCCCGCCATGACCAGGTGTGCGCAAAAGGTGTGGCGCAGCCGGTGCAGGCTTCCGCCGATTCCTGCTTTGCGGGCATCGGCAGCGAACCAGTCGCTTATCGTGTCTTTGTGCACTTCGATAAGCCGCTCAGGGAGTCGGCGCAGTGCCCATCGTGCATAGCGATTGAGCGGAACCTCTCGCCACTTGCCCGATTTGGTACGGCCACTTCCCGTTTCATCCGGCTCGCTCTCGATCATGAGCCTGCTGCCTTGCACTGAGGACTTGTGCAACTTGGCAACCTCACCACGGCGCAAGCCGGTGTGCGCCATGAACAGCCACAGTGGCGCGCGTGCGGGGTTCGCGCGGTAGAGCTTTCGCATCGCGCCTCGGTCGTAAAAGCGAACGGCCACACTGCGTACGCCGCGTGGTGCTTTCACTCTCTCAAGCGGGTTGACGTCCAGTTCCTTCCACTCTACGCCGCGGCGAAATGCCGCTTGCAGACGTCGAATCTCTTTGCCAACGGTTTCCGGCGCCGCTTTATCAGAGAGCAGGCGATCGCGCTTGTAGCCTTCCATTTCCACCGGGCGCAGTGTGTCGATCGGCCGGTGGCCAAACTTGGCGATAAAGCGCTTCACCTCGCTACGCGCTTTGCCCGCAGTCGTAGGGTGCTCGGCGGCGTACCAATCCAGGTACCACTCGAGATAAGCGCTCACCTGCGGCAGCCGGGCAAGGATGCGAACGCCGTGCGTTAGCTCAGCTTCTTTCGCTGCTCGTATTTCTTCAGCCTCATGAGTGCTGAGGCGGCCGAGGGAGAGCCGGTAGCGTTTGCCAGCCTGTCGCCAGTCGAGGTAGGCACTGTTGCCGCGCCAGTAGAGTGAGACTGCTGCCATTGATGTGCGCCGTGGATCGCCGCATAGAGCGCGGACTTTTCGTAGAGTTGTTTACCCATGAAGCGCCGAGGCGCGAGGCCGTAGGCGAGGGCGTTCTTGCGGAACTGGGACTCAGAGACGCCGCAGTAGTGGGCTGCCTCTGCAACATTGAGCCAGTCCTTGCCGGCGAGATTCAGCGGCTCGGTTGCGGGCATGCCTGCCTCCGTAGCGGTGCTGTATCGAGATTCGCCCGGGCCAGCGCGACCAACGGCGGCGGGCTGACGCTGTTGCCGCACATGCGCACGGCGGCTCTGGTGCTGATCGCCCGGCCGTCAGCGGTGTGCGTGATGCGGTAGCCGGTGGGGAAGCCCTGCGCGCGGAACAGTTCGTGTGGCTTGAGCATGCGCAGACCGATATCGACGATGACGTACGGCGTGCCCTGGATCACCACCGTGACCAGCGCCATGCGATCGCGCGTTGTCGCGGTATCCAGCGGCTCGCGCAGATCCACGCCAATGCCGGTGCCGTAGTACTTCACCAGGAACGCGGCAACCTGCAGCGCACCGGCCTGCTGCTCGGCGCTCAGCGTGCACTCGATCATCCCGTGGTGCACGGTGCTGGCGCACACGGTACCCAGCGGCTCGTCTGCTGCCTGCCCGTGGGTGTTGTTGCGCAGCGTCACCACCTGCGCGGTAGCGAGCTGCTGCTGGCTACCGGTTGCGGTGATGGTGCTCATCGGGTCGCGCGCATCGCGGCCCCCGCCTTCGTAGAAGCCGCCGTTCGCCTGTTCGAGGAATGCGCAAGCGACTGCTTGGCCGCCGCAGCCGCTGGCAGTGACGGTGCCCACCGGTGTGCGGGCATCCTTGCTGCCCGAGCCCCAACGCTGAGCGGCGCCAGGGCGCCCCTCACCGTGGCCGGCCTGCACCATGATCGGTGCCACCAGCGCATGCCTCACGCCGCTGGCGACGACGGTCCCGAGGGGCTGCTGCAGGTCCAATGCGCGCGGCGCCTGACCTTCGCGCTCGCCGTAGCCGGTCTGCACCAGCGTCGGCGCGATCAGGCCCAGCGCATGCGCAGCACCTGCGGGGCGCTTGGCGCCGCCGCCGGCGGTAATTGTTGGCACCGGCTCGGTGACCGCGCGCCCGTCGCTTTCGCCGCGGAACTTGGCCAGCACGGGTGCGACTGCGGAGAAGTGGCCGCCCTTCACCCCGGCGCAGATCGTGCGCAGTGGCTCATCTGCACGCATGCTGCCGATGGTGTGGCTGCTGTTCGCATGCTCAGCGATGAAGGGCGCCAGCTCCGGCGCAACCAGCATCAGCTCGCCGCGGTTGGCGGCGGTGATCGTCGGCAGTGGCGCCTGTACGTCGTTGACCCGGTCCGAGCCCTGGTGCGTGGCTGGCACGATGAAAGGATCGGCCGACTGCAGCACGTGGCGCATGACACCCTTGGCGATGCGGCGCAGCGTGGCGTCAGCGAGCGGCCGCCTGCGGGTGAAGATCGACGGGCAGGGCAGGGAGAAGTCCAGGCAATCGGCGGCGCGCACGCGCGGCTGCTGGCCCAGTGCGGTGCCGTGCGTCGGCGCCGGCCACACGATCGGCTCGCCATCGCGGCGCGCGAGCAGGAACAGTCGCTCGCGGCTGGTGCCGGCGCCGTAGTCGCTGGCGGTCAGCTTGCGCCACTCGACGCGGTAGCCCTTCGACTCCAGCGCAGCCACGAACTGACGCCAGGTGCGGCCGCTGTGGCGCTTGTCCGGCACCAGCTGCTGATTCGCCACCGGTACGCGCTCACCACGCGCCGCCACCGTGCCGTCCATCTTCAGAACGCGGCCGGTCGCCTTGCAGCGCTTGGCCACCAGCGGACCCCAGGTCAGGATCTGCCACACGTTTTCCAGCGACAGGATGCGCGGTGCGGTGTTGGTGCCGTCTCGCAAGTCGGCACGTAGCAGCTGACCAATCCACTTCAGCACGACCCATGAGAGCGCCCGCGTCTTGTGGCTGCGCGGCTGGCCGCCCTTGGCCTGGCTGAAATGCGTGCAGTCCGGCGAGGCATGGAACCAGCCGATTGGCCGGCCGGCGACGTCGCGCCGCGGGTCGGCGTGCCAGATGTCCTCACGGTGGTGGATAGTCAGCGGATGGTTGGCCGCGTGCATGCCGATCGCCCACTCGTCGTGGTTGTAGGCCAGCGCCGGGTCAATGCCCAGCGCCTGCTTCAGCGCCTCGCTAGCGCCGCCGCCGCCGGCGAACAGGTCGACCACGATCTCGCCCGGGCGCAGGCACGAGACCTGCGGAGCGGGGAAGTTGAAAGAGTGCGAGCCGTCAGCCATCGCGAGCCTCCCGCTGCGCTTCGTTGCGCAGTTCCTGCAGGGCCGGCACGTGCGTCAGCCGCACCAGCTCGTCGGTCTTGCCGGCGTCACGTGCGCGTGCCAATGCCCAGTCAAGGGCCGCCAGCTTATCGGTCGGGTGGATGCTCATGACAGAATCATCAGAAGTAGAGGGGGATGGTCGAGATGCTGAAGAAGACCGAGTTGGTTGCTCATGTGAAAAGTCCTTGGTTCCTAGCACCGGTATGTCTCGCGATCGGCGCGGCGGTGCCGCTAATGATTCTGGGTGTTCCCAAGCTCTGGACAGCCGAGGCGGCGGGATGGGCTTCAGCGGTTGCGACGACGCTGGCTGCAACGATTGCTCTAACTGTGGGGCTGCTTCCAGAGCTCAATCGACGAAGAGAGGGATGGGTGCGTGCACTCGCGAAGCTGCATTTGGCTGAGATGTCGCTTGAAGTGCAGCTGGTTCACGTAGGTCGAGCGATCGAGCTGTCTCGCTCCGAACATTTGGCATCGACCCGACTGGCTGCAATTCACAGAGAGATGCAGTCCATCAACTCCGCTCCGCTGCATTCCCTCCTGCTCGACGGCGCGCATTTCAATAAGGCTGGCTTTGCTGCTACCTGCAGGTGCGTGGTTGACGTGGAGCGGGTGAAGGCGCTTACAGATCATTTCGATCAGGCTCCCCCCCAGCACTACATAGAGGGCAGTTGGTTTCGTGATCTGGCGGTCGATTTGTATCTGACGATCGACGAAACGCGTAAAACGTACGCGTTTGCGCTTGAGCGCGAGCCCTCCGACGTGCCGAACGTGCCCACCGAGGTAGAAGTTAGGCAACGTAAGACGCCGATCGCAGAGAACTGACGGCGCGGTCATGCGGTAACTCCCATAGCGGCCAGGTCGATCTCGTCCACGCGGTCGCGCAACTGTCGGCGCGCGCGCGGCGCAGCTGCTTCGCGAGATACGCCGCGTCGTCTTTGCCGGTGAAGGTCAGCGCATGCATTTGCAGCGCGCTGCTGTGATCGCAGCGGAACATGCGCAAGGTGACGAATGCGCTGGTGGTGGGCGGGAAGCGATCCTGAGAGAAGTCGCCGTTTCGCTTCGATGCGCGGAGAGTGCCTACTCGGTACCGGCGTCTGTTAGTGACCGCCATGGCGGCTAAACTAATCACGACTTCAGGCCTGGCGGTTTGCCAATTCGCGCATCGTTGAACTCTCGCCGCGATAGGCTCTTGCGCACGGGTGTGGCACCCAGCTTCTGCACCTTGCCGCCGCGCTTGGCGAAGGCCTTAAGGTCGTTGGCCAGGTTGGCGCGTTCGCGCTCTTTGTGGCGGACGGTGGAGAGGGCGAAGGTGCTCATTGCGCACCTGCCTTGCCACGCGCAGCGGGTTCGTCGCGCAACAGCTGCTCGGCGTAGGCGATGCCGCGCGGGTTGAGGGTGATGACGTTCGGGAATTGCGGGTCGTCGAACTGCACTAGGCCGGCTTCGTCGAGCCAGTTGATGCAGCGGCGTGTGAACGCCTGGATCTGCACGGGGCCGCTGGTTTGCACTTGTGCGGGCATGGCGGCAAAGCCGCCGCGGGTGCGGCGCAGGGTGCGGCCGTGGGCGCCGTAGGCCGCCTTGAGCGCGGCCTGTGCTTTGGGTTGTAGATGCATGGTGACCTCGATCAGGCGGCGTGTGCCGCATGCGCCAGCTGGGCAAACAGCTGCTCGCGCGCACGGCTCAGGTGGGACAACGGGATGCGGTGCTGGCCGGTGGGTTCGGTCCAGCGGCTCTCGGTGAGCGCGCGGCTGGTGCTTGGCGCGGTGGCCTTGCCGCAGCGGCAGCACTCAATGTGGAACGTGGTCGGCGCCGGCCCGCCGATGCGGTAGCGGTGCGGCGCGCCGTGGGTGGTGACCAGCTGCGGGCGGTGGCCTGGCTGGCACTGCGGAACGGTGGACGGCAGAGGCATGGCTTCCTGGCGCATGTCAGTCCTCCGCCTGCGCCAGCCGAACGTGGGGGAGGGCGGGCGCTTGCTCGCTATCCACCACGTGCGTTGCACCGGCGCTGCGATGCGCCGCGTGGAGTTCGGCCAGGCGCAGCGGCACACAGATGGCCGCGGTGATCGCCACGACTGTCCAGCCAACGGCGAGGGCGCGCTGATAGATGCGGCTCATGCGCGTGGCTCCTGTACGTGCACGCCGTGTTGCCGCAGCCAGCGCGTTGCACGCAGCAGCACGCGTGGTGCCAGTGCGAACGTGTCGCGGCCGATGCACAGATGGCGGGCGGTGGTGCGCGCACGCAGGCGCGGCGCAACGGCGCAGCCATCCAGCGACGGAGTGACCTTGCCGTCGTACAGGCCAGCCCAGATCCAGTCCGTGCAGATCATCAGGGCCAGCGTCTGGCCGGCATGGCCGGTGGGGAAGAAGGCTTCCAGCGGGCGGTTGCTCATGGCGTCACCGCCACCGCTGCGCCGTGCGCAGCCATCCATTCGCACATGGCCTGCAGCGCGTCGTCGCCGGCGGTGTACGCGGTCTGGCCAAGTTGCAGGGCACCTTCCATGCGGCGCACATCACGAACGCGGCACACCGTCACTGCGATCTCGCTGCTGCGATCAGTGCCATACAGCGCAGCGCTGACGGCGTCGCCCTTGATGCACAGGCGTAGCAACGTGCCTTGGCCACGGCCCAAGCGAAAGTTGGCAGACGGAAAACTGCTCATGCGCCGCCCGCTTCGACCAATCCTGCGCGGAAGCGCTCTAGCTTTGCATTGCGAGTGGCAATCTTCTTCTGCGGATAAGTGGTGAAGCTGGCAGAAGCCGCTGAGCCGAGCGTCTTTAAAACGCGTTCGTCCTCACGGAGGGCATCCTCGGCCAGAACGATGACTGTGGCGTAATCGTCGGATGTAAGACGGCTTTTGACAGCGTTGGACCAAGCAACTCGCCCTACAAAACGATGAGTACAAGGTTGTCCACAATTCTTGGGGCAGTCTTCCTGTCCGGTCCTTCCGCAACTGTTCCAAGCTGGGTTTGCGCGTTGAGCGTGCGGTGGATTTGCGCGGGCCATGCCTGCCTCGTTTGGAATGGCTCAGATGAGCCGACGAGTGCAGATTACCAAAAAGTAATTTCTAGTCAATACCAAACGGTAAATATTGAACGCTTGGTCGGTTTTCGCCTCACCAGCTGCTCCAAGACCATCATTCGAGCGGAGGAAGAGCGAGGTGCTTCTTCTGCTTCAGATCTAGCCGCAGCTTTCTGCAAGTGATGAGACGGCCGATTCGTAATTATCAGCAGCGTAGCGCGAGTCCCTTGCTTGCCGTCTGCAGTCTTCCGTCAGATCCCCTCGTGAAGCGCATCGGGCCAAGTTGTTGGCCGCACTTGCGAGTTCAGCGGCTTTGAGGGATGCGTCCTGGCACGCTCGGCTGCTGTACGACATGCTTGCGGTTTCGTAGGTGGGCGTCACGATAGACGAGGGAAGGGCGGACCACGCGGTAGCCACGGCGGCAGCCCACTTCTCTGGAGGCAAGGTGCGCTGTATTTCCGCAATCCTTGGTTGCAGATATGCCAGCTTTGCCTCCCAATTCGGATCTGTTTCGCGGTAGTGGCGGCCAAGCGCCTCTACGCTCAGTAGCGCTTGGCGCTCTACGCCGTCGTACGCGACTGGCATAGCCGTGCTGACCTCGACATCGGCTGAGTTCGCCTCGCTTATGAAATTCTTAGAACCACGCAGAGCGCCAGCATATCCAGGCAGTAACGGAGCTTGATAAAACGCCGGGGTAGGCGCTACTGGTCGAGGCGCAGAGTAGGTCTGTGAAGAATACGAGGACGCCGTTTCTGAAGACACCGTGCCCGCCTTGCCCGTGTATGGGTTGTAGTTTCCAGCGGTTGAGTAATTATCGTACTTGCTGGAGTTAGGCGAACTGCGATAGTGGGGCGCGACGTAGGTTCCATCCCTTTTCGTATAGCCCCTGACCCGGACTCCTCCCGCGAACAAATCTGCCACGAAGAAGCCAAGCAACGCCGCCCCAATCGCCATCCGAGTTTTCATCCTTCCCCCTGTCGCTACTTCAGTTGAGCCTATCGATCCTGTTTCGTAGGTATACCTTGCCGCCGACGATCGCACCTCGCGGCATGGGAAAAGCTGGATACAACGTAGCGTTGGCACTGACTACGTAGATCGCGTCACCACGATCCTGCAGTCCTTTGATCTGCTGACCGTTACCGGTGTTGATCAGGTAAATGCCGTCACCGTCAAACGCGGTCACGCCAGTGTCCACCATCAGCGATTCACCCGGTTGAATAACAGGAATCATCGAGTCACCTCGGCCGGTGACAAGAACCAACCGCCCAGGCTGCGGAACGAACCCAACAACAGAGCGGATGTAAGTCGGAGTGAAGTCCATCGACTTGATTACGTCGGGGTAGTCATCGTTTATCCGCCCATCGCCCATTCCCGCATCTCCATCCAACTGATTGACGCGGACATGATCCCCAACCAATTTCTCAGTCTCTAAGATTGGCGAGACCGGATGCGTTTGGGACGGCCCAGAGCCCGACAAGTAGCCGGAAGGCATCCCTGCAGCTCTCTCTAGGGCGGCAGCACGCTTCTCGCCGAAGGATTTGTTCTTCAGGAGAAGCGACAGCTCGCCCTGATTTATTCCGGCGGCGCGCACGAAATCGGCCTGCTTGCCGTCGTGTTTTTCGTTGATCCACTGCTGGAGGCGAGCGCGGCGCAAGGCCACAAGAGGGGATTCGGTCGTCATGACCAGATCTTCGGATACCTTCTGGTAATTGACCAAATGGTATTGACTTGAATTTACCATATGGTAATTTGTTCCCCATGGACACACTTCGCGCCTACCTGGCGACGCTCTCGCGCAACGATCAAGCGGAATACGCCATTCGGGCTGGCACCTCGATTGGGTATTTGCGAAAGGCCATGAGCAAAAAGCAACGCTTCGATGGAGCGCTTGCTCGACGTCTGGACGAGGAAAGCAACGGCGCGGTGTCTCGCCATGATCTGCGTGAAGACGTCTTCGGTCCATCTCCTAAGGACCAGAAGAACGCTGCGTGATGCTGCAACTCGAAAATCATCCATGTGTTGATCGTTGCCAATTTGGTCGGCGCCCTGAGGGAACTCAAACGTGATTGAACCCGTATATCTCCAGAGCCTCACGGCAAAGGTCGTTGCTGGGCTCTCCAATAGGAAAGAACAGATCCAATTGGCGCACGCAATGGGGCCGTCAGGCCTGGCCTTCGTCAAAGAGGCGCTGCGTCGGTGTCGGGGCAAGCTGACTCGATCGCATCCACCAGCAGAGGCAGCGCGGTGTTGTCGGACATGTGGGCAGGTGGTGCGTCGGCCAGTTCCAGCAAGCGCCGGCGGATCTGGCGTTGATTCGGAGCGTTGCTGATGAGCATTGGCAGCACGACTTCCAGCACCAGCTCGATGGCATCGAGCCGCTGGTCGCTGACTTGCTTCTCGGACAATTTGTTCGGCATGCCTGTGGCCTCTGTAGGAGAGATTGGGTCTGACATTCGATCGTACATCGCCGCAGGTTGCTCGCAAGACGGCAGATACATCATGCCTCTCAGCGAGCGCCTGGACGCGGGCGAGCTTGCGTCCCTGGTGGGGCTTCCTCTCCACAACAACGGCGACACCGCCGACCTGTCGCTGACCGCCGACGAGTGGGCAGCGCTCATAGAGCGCCGCCGTCGCGTGGGTTGGCCTCTCAATTTTCTGGAGGTTGCTGATGGTGTCTGATCGCTGGAATCCACGGCTCTGGATTCGTGACTGGCTCAGCAGGCCCAGTGCTTCCGAGCATACGCGTCGGAGCCAATTGGAACGCGCCATCGTCAGAACGGCGTCTACTGGTATTGCTCGCATGAAGCGCGATTCGATTGAGGTGCCGTCAGTGGCGGTTGACGCAGTGACAGGCTCAGTTACTGGGGTGGAGCTTCGAACGTACTCGCTTGGAGAACCTGCGAAATCTGCTTTGCCACCCGAAGCTGCTCCTCCAGCGTCATGTCGTGCAGGGGCGTATGCAGGCCTGTTGCCTCGATGGCTTCGATGGCTTGGTCGAGGTGCGCAATGACTTCTTCCGTGGGTTTTCCGCGGTGCCGCGCCATGGTCAATACAGCCAAGTGCAGCCCGTTTGTCCTGCCAAGCGTGAGGCGGAATTCGCCGCGCAACTGCTCGAGTTCCGTTTCCAGTTGGTCGATCTTCTTGTCGCGTTCGTCCATGTCGCCCTCCTTGCGGGCTCTTGTTGGTGCCGTGGGGGTTCCAGCTTATCGCCGGGAGGGTGGCACCAATGCGTAAGCCTAGCCAAGAGCTGGCGCTCGATGTCGTGCGCCGGCGATGGGAGCAGGGCGCGCGCGCGTCGGCGGACTCAGCCATTCCGGGGATGCTTCGCAATGCTGTCGCGATCGTCTTGACCGTTGCCGGCTTCGTTGCGTTCTGCTCCGGTTTGCTCGGCAACAAAGAACACAGCGATGACATCGCCGACGCCGGTGCGCACGTCGTAGCGTCGCAAGGCAGTGAATCGCAGGAGTGGGGTGGTGGTGTGCATGACGCACATGGTGCGTCTGCCAGGCAGGCAGGCACCACGATGAACTGCTCACCGTTTCAGGGTGTTGCGACATGACATGCCAACGCTCAGACATCTATTGGCGCGACGCGCTGTACAACGCGGTGTCGCAGATGCCGGGGAACGTGCGCGCTGCTGCTGCCTATCTGACAGAACGGCGCGGCAAGACCATCACAGCGGAATCTCTGCGCAAGAAGCTGCGTGGTTTGGAGGGCGAGTCGCTGTCGATGGAGATGGCGGAAATGCTCACCGAGTGGATGCAGGAGCTGAGCGCCGGGCAGGCACTGGCCACCTGCTGGATTCAATCGCTCGGCGCGCAGTTCGAGCTGGCGATGGACTTCGTGCCGCCGGCGCCGGAGCACGGCTGGCCGGATGAAGTGGCAGCGATCCAAGCCAAGCTGCTGCACGTGGCCAAGCATGCCGGGCGCCTGTCTGGTGTGGCGCTGGAGGCGCTGGACGATGCGCACCTGTCACTGCAGGAGGCCGACCTCATGGTCGACGAGCTGCAGGCCATCCGCACCATGTGCCACCGGCTGGAGCGCAACGTGCGCCGGGCAGCGGCCAAAGGCCGCAAGCGTGGATGACATGGCGATCAATCGCGCCCCGCACATCCGCCGCACCCTGAGCCCAGCCGCACAGCAGCACGTGGCCGAAGCGCTGCGACTGCTCTACAGCGATGCGCCTGGCTTGGCCGGCGACGACGCGCTGGCTGAGCGTGAGCGTTTGCGCTGTGCCGATGCCGCAGACGTGCACGCGCAAGGCGTGTTGCCGCTGCCCTGCGCCCCATCTCCCCGGGAGGCGACGGAAAGCGCGCGCGGGCAGGGCGGGGCACTGAATCTGAACGCGGCGACAGGCCGTTCAGCTCCGGGCGATGGGTCCTCCCTGGCGATGCCGCCTGCGGGTAATTCGGACCCCGTTCCCTTGGTAGATAGCGCGGCTGGAAGTTACTGAATGTTGGCGAATTACGATGATGTGCTTGGCCAGCTGCGCGACGCCGGTCTGATCCTCGACGGCCTGGACGCGAGCGGCCGCATGGTCCGCTGCAAGGTGGAAGGCTCGCGCGAGCGACGCGGCTGGTATGTGCTGCACGAGCTGCAGACCAACGGCACGGATGTGCTGATAGTTGGCACCTACGGCATCTGGCGCGGCAACGACAACGGCGCCATCAAGGTGGAGTTGCGCAAGCGCGACAGCGAATTCACCGCGGAGCAGCGCGAGGCATTGAAGCGCCGGCTGGCGGAAGACCGCCGCCGCGCAGAAGCCGCGCGCCAGGACGAGAACCGCCGCGCTGCCGAACGCGCCACGCGGGCGTGGGGCAAGGCCCTGCACGATGGCGAATCCGACTACCTCGCCGCCAAGGGAGTGCAAGGCTTCGGCCTGCGCTACGGCGGCTCGGGCATTGCTGTGGTGCCGCTGCTCGACGGCAATGGCGCCATCCACGGGTTGCAGCTGCTGCGTACCGCCAAGCAGGCCGACCAGCAGCGCAAGCCGGTGAAGGAACTCTGGCCGGCCGGCCTGGCCAAGCGTGGGCACTTCCACCTGATCGGTGGCACCCCGCAATGGATCCTGCTTATCGCTGAGGGCTACGCCACCGCCGCCAGCCTGCACATGGCCACTGGTTACCCGGTGGCCGTGGCGTTCGACGCCGGCAACCTGATGCCAGTGGCCAGCGCACTAGCCAAGCGTTACCGGAGCACCAAGGTGCTGATCTGTGGCGATGACGACGTGTTGCAGAAGTGCCGCGCATGCAAGTCGCGCCTAGTGCTCTCCGACCACCCGAAGACGTGCCCGACCTGCGGCGAAGACCACAAGGCGGAGAACGCCGGCATGCTCGGCGCCAGCGCTGCGGCACTGGACGTGCGCGGTGCTGCGTTGTTGCCGGTATTTGCCGATGAGGCGATGCGCCGTGCCAACTACAACGAGCACGGCCGCAAGATCAGCGACTTCAACGATCTGCACCTGGCCGAAGGCCTGCACGTGGTGCGTGCGCAGGTAGAGGCCCGAATCACGGAGCTGTCGTGGCGGGCACCGGTGGAGAAACGCGCCGCTTCCACCCCCAGCACCGGGGGCGCGGGGAAAGCACTTCTCAAGCCAATCGACAGCATCGATGCACTGCTGAGTCGTTTTGCGTTGGTGTACGGGCAGGGCGGCACGGTGTTCGATCACCAGGAGCACATGCTGGTGGCGCTGGGCGACATGCGCGATGCCTGCGTGCGGCGTGAGCTGCACCGCGCATGGCTGGAGAGCCCGCAGCGCGCCATCGTGCGCGTGCAGGAGGTGGACTTCGATCCATCGAGGTGCAAGCCCGGCATCACCTGCAATCTATTCGCGGGCTGGCCGACCGTGCCGCAGGAGGGCACCTGCGACAAGCTGCTGCAGCTGCTGTGGCACATGTGCGGCAACGAAGCCAACCAGCGCATGCTCTACGACTGGGTGATCAAGTGGCTGGCTTACCCGCTGCAGCACCCGGGCGCCAAGATGAAATCGACGATCGTGATTCACGGGCCGCAGGGCACCGGCAAGAACATGTTCTTCGACGAGTACATGAAGCTGTTCGGCGAATACGGCCGAGTGCTGGACCAGTCCGCGCTGGAGGACAAGTTCAACGACTGGGCCAGCCGCAAGCTGTTCTTGCTGGCGGACGAAGTGGTGGCGCGCACCGAGGTGTACCACCTCAAGAACAAGCTTAAGGCGCTTATCACCGGCGACCGCATCCGCATCAACCCGAAGAACATCCAGGCCTACGAAGAAGACAACCACGCCAACCTGGTCTTCCTGTCGAACGAGGCGATGCCGGTTGTGCTCGAGGAGGACGACCGCAGGCATGCGGTGATCTGGACGCCGGAGAAGTTGCCGCCCGACTTCTACCAGGAGGTGCTGGCGGAGATCCGCGCTGGCGGCACCGCGGCGCTGCATCACTACCTGCTGCAGGTGGACCTTGGCGACTTCAGCAACGGCACCAATCCGCCAATGACCGCCGCCAAAGCCGAGCTGATCAACCTGGGGCAGGACAGCCCACAGCGCTTCCTGGACGAGTTGTACGGCCAGGACATCCCTGGCTTGAAGCCGCGGCCGGCGCCGTCGAAAGAGTGGTACGAGGTCTACAAAGTCTGGTGCGGCCGCGAGGGCGTCAAGCCGGCGCCGTCGCCCAAGTTCATCAACGCGCTGGTGCGCAAGCGCGGCATCACGCATCCGGATCGCGCGCGCAAGCGCTACCTCATTGAGCAGACCAGTCACGGCCCGCATGGGTTCCTGCTGCTGGGTAATGCAGCGTGCCCGGATGACCAGACCGAATCGTCCTGGCTGGGCACCGAAGTGGTCGGGTTCCGCGGCGCGTTCAACGAATACAAGGCACGCGCATGAGCACTGCGCCTGTCGCTGTGCGGGACGTGCGGGAAGGTGTGCGGGCACGTGTGCGGGCGCAAACGCATGCGGCAGTAGGCGTGTGCGGGATGTGCGGGCCTTTTGCTTCCTACGTGGGCGCGGGCGCGTGGGTAGCCGTGTCACTCGCATGCGTGCAATGCCTCTCCTGCGTGTGTGAGTGCCCGCACCTCCCGCACATCCCGCACATCACTACTGCCGCAAGTGTCTCGGGCGATATGCGTCCCGCACACGTTCCCGCACAGGCCGCACACGCTCACGCGCGCGCGGTTTTTCCTGTCTTGCTGGCCTTGAAAGAAATGGAAGAAGTGGAGTACCGGGTATGACGGACAACGATGTGGTGGTGACAGGCAAGGAGCTGGCGGCCTACATCGGCTGCCGGCCGTCTTACATCGTGGAGCTCAAGCGCAATGGCCGGCTGGTGCTGGCCGAGGGCGGTAAGGGCTACCTCAAGAGCGCATCCCTGGCGCTGTACGAACAGACGCGCGATCCCGCCCGTGCCGGCGTCGCTGCTCGCCACGCCGAAGCGCGTGGTGCTGCGCTGGAGGGCGAGGGCGGCGACGAACAGGACGGCAACGACGAACCGCAAACCAGCGACGCCAAGCGGAAGGCCAAGGCACTGGCGGACAAGGCAGAGACGGATGCGCAGATGGCGCAGATCGAGCTGGCTGAGAGGCTAGGCGAACTGCTGCCGCGTGCGGATGTGGAGCAAGCCATCTCCGAGGCGGGCACCGGGCTGCGAGTGGCGCTGGAACGGATACCCGACACGCTTGCCCCGCAGCTGGCCGCTGCAACCGACGAAGCCAAGGTGCGGCAGCTGCTGTGGGACGAGTTGACGCATGCGCTGGAGGAGATGAGCCGGGGGTTTCGGGGCGCTGCTGGGAAAGAAAGCGATGCTTAACCTACTTCTTAGACTTGCCATTGATCAGGGCAGTGAGAGCCACTTCGACTCGGCCCGCCATTTCCGAAACTTCATGCGCTCGCCTACGAATTTCCGGCATCTCAGTTCTGCGCATGTGGTTGTTGTAGCGAGCTGTCAGGACATCATCGATGGCCTGATCCCATCGGCGGAAATCGAGCAGCTCAAAAGTAAGTTGCCTAAGCGCCTCAGCGGACTCGCCGAGCTGGTCGAACAGTGGCAGAGCCTCCATCAGCTTCGGAAGTGCCTCGAAAAAATCTCCATCCAGGGCGTGGAGGTCCAGCTCTGGCGGCGCCTCCTCATCTGTCTGTTCTACAAAATTCGATGCACGGCGGGAAAGGTCGTGGATAACGGGCAGTACCCCGATGGCTGCGTTTCTCGCCCTTTGTTGAGCGATGAGCTCATCCTTCCGGTGGCGCAATTTGTCAATGGCCACCGGCACTGCAATCGCTATGGCCAGCGCCAAGATCGAGCCCAGTGCTTGCACCCAGCTGGCCCATTCGGAACTTGTGAGGCAGGGGCTCTCAACAAAAAGCAGGCAGTAGAGATCAATTTTCATCGGAGTGACCGTGTTGAATAGAGCTGGTTCGAATGAGGCAAGGGTCGGCACAATTTACGCACAAGCGACTGTCGAAGCGAACGCGGCTGCGTGGAGCGTGAGGAGGATTCTTGCAAAGGCGCTTCAACCCCGGCGTCCTCTAACTGTGTCCCAGTGGTGCGATGAGCACATGCGCCTGTCGAGTAAGGGGAGCAGCAAGCCGGGACGATGGGTCACCGATCGCAACCCACCGCTGCGCGAGCCAATGGACGCCATGTCCGCGCGCAGCTCAGTGCACCAGCTGGTGGCCATGTTCCCGATCCAGTTCGGCAAGAGCCAACTGGCCACCAATGCCATCGCCTACTGGATGGACTACGCGCCGGCGCCGATCATGTATGCGCTGCCGGGCGAGGCCTCCATGAATAAGTGGATCGCCCAGAAGTTGAACCCGATGATCGAAGTGTGCCCGGCCGTGCGCCGCGCGCTCAGCAGCACCGCCAGCCGTGACAGCGCCAACCAGCGCACCTTCAAAGACTTCGCCGGCGGCCAGCTCTACGTGGAGCACATGGGTAGCCCGCAACGGCTGAAATCCACCACGGTGAAGTACTTGGGAGTCGACGAGATCGACGAGGCGCCGCAGCAGCTCATAACTGGCGACGATCCAGTCAAGATGCTGGACGGACGCACCTCGGCATTCCCTACGACGTACAAGCGGCTTTACATCAGCCCCCCCGGCATCGCGGGGCTCAGCCGCATCGCCAAGCTCTACGAGAAAAGCGACCAACGCCGGTTCCACGTTCCTTGCCCGCACTGCGGCCACTACCAAGCGCTGAGTTGGAGCGGCTTGGTATGGTCGCCCGATGCCAAGCACGCCTGGTATGCGTGCAGCAACTGCGGCACCGCAATCGAGGAGCACAACAAAACGGACATGATCGCCCGGGTTGGCGCGGGCGATCGCGAGTTTGAGATCCAGCAGCGCCTCAATGGCGTCTACCGGGAGCAAGCGCAGCGGCTCACCGAGCTTGCACTGCAGAAGAACACCGGGCGAATCGATGAAGCGACTGCCGCGGCCGAAGAGGCGGCGGTGCGTGATGCTACCGAGCGCCGTGTGCAGGTGATCCGCGATGGGTACGTGCGCATGTCGGAGGCGCAGGCCGATTGGGGCAATGGAGCATCTGCCGCATGGGACAACTATGTAGCAGAAGCGCGCAATGCTGCCGGGCAGGTTGAGTCTGTCATCGGTTCTGCGCTCGGCGGCATGGAGGATGTGTTCGTCAAGTTCGTGACCACGGGTAAGCTCAGCTTTAGCGACTTGGCAAATTCCATCATTGCCGATCTCGCCCGCATTGCGGCCAAGCAAGCGATTACGGGTTTGCTCGGCAGCATGTTCGGTCAGCCTGGTGCAGGCACCGTGCAGCGTGAAGCAATCCCGCTGCAAGGTTGGGACACCGGTGGATACACCGGGCCGGGCGGTAAGTTCGAGCCGGCAGGCATTGTGCACAAGGGCGAGGGCGTGCTGAGCCAGCTCGACATCGCTGCGATCGGCGGGCCGCGAGGCTTCCTTTCGCTGCTAAGCACGATCCGTAGGGGGCGCGGTTACGCCGCCGGCGGTCTGGTTGGCAGCACCGCGGTCCCAGCGGCCGGCCGGCGCGGCAATGTCAGCGTGGAGATCCAGAACTTCAGCGGTCAGCCGGCCACGCAGGAGCGGCAGACGCAGCGCATGCCCAACGGAGAGGAGCTGGAAAGAATCTTCGTGAGGATCGGTGCTCGGAATATTGCCGAGGGCGGAGAGATGGCGGGAGCCATCGAAAGCCGCTTCGAAACTAGGAGGCGCCGCTAATGTCCGTGTTTCCGCCCTACGCTGGGATTTTGTACGACACCGTCCGCCGTTCATTCGATCCGGCCGTTCTGCGCACAGAGATGGAGCGTGGCTTGCCTAAGCAGCGCGTGTTCAACACGGGCGTGCTGATGAAGCTTGCCATGACCCTAGATTTTGCCACGCCGGCCGATGCCATGAAATTCGAAAATTGGTACTTCGATGATATCCGGCGCATCGGTTGGTTCGACTTCGTGCACCCATTGAGCGGCGCTTCACTGCGGGTGCGCTTCGAGAACGGTGGCATTGGTGAGCTCCGGCCAGTCGAAGGCGCGGACCGCCCATGGCAGTGCGACGTCACAGTGGAATACCTGCGATGAGCTCGTTTCAGGAGCGCCGGCAGCGCGTCACCGACGATGACACCACCGCGCCGCTGGAGTTGCTGGAAATGACGGCGCCATCGTTCGGCGCGGTGCTTCGCATTTCCAACGACACGCGCGATTGGGTAAGTAACGGCAACACCTTTATTGGGGTGCCGTTTCGCTTCACACCTCCAAAGGATTTGGCCGGCCAGACGCCCCGCGCGCAGTTAGAGGTGGATAACGTGGGCCGAGGCATCACAGATGACCTGGAGCGAGTGCAGCCGAACGAGATGGTGATGTGCCGCTATCTGATCACTGATCGCCTGCAGCCCAACGTCATCGCGCGAAGGTTCTACCTGCCGCTGACGCAGGTGCGCGCTGCAGGCGCCTTCATCACCGCGCAGATCGGCGTGGACTTATTCATGGGACAACAAGCGGTGAAGCTGCGTGCCAACCCGCACACGATACCGGGGATCCACTGATGCGGGCCTGCGAGGTGGAACGCTTCCTCAACATTCCTTATGACGCCGACACCTACGACTGCGCAGACCTGGTGGTGCAGGTACAGCGGGAGCTATTCGGCCGGGTGGTGCAGATGCCGGCGCGGCGCCCGCGCGGTGCTGCTGGCCAGGCAGATCTGGGCGAGTTGTCCCGGGCTTACGCCGTGCCCACCGAGAAGCCGGTCGACGGCGACCTGGTGCTGATGTTCGACAGAGGCCAGAGCCGGCCCGGACACGTCGGCATCTTCTTCTACCTGGCCCACGAGGGTTGGGTGCTTCACACCACAAGCGCGCTCGGCAGCAGCTGGCTGCATCGGGCGCGCGAGCTGCCGGATTACGGCGCGCGCATTGAGGGGTATTACACATGGGTCTGATGACCACGCCTGCGAGCAACGGCCAGCTGGTGCTGACGCCGCACCCGGTCACCCTGGAAGGGCAGCGCCATATTGCGATGGACCTGCAGCCGGGCGAGCGCCTGTGCGACTTCCTGCATCGGCACGTGATCGACCTGGACCAGGGCGACTGGTCGGTGTCGATTGGAGGGCGCGTCGTGCCGCGGCACCTGTGGGCCTATGTCCACCCGAAGGATGGCCAAGTCATTGAGGTGCGCGGCGCGGTTGGCAGGAACGCGCTGTACATCGTGGCGATGATCGCGCTGACCTACTTCACCTTTGGTATTGCCGGTGCCGGCGGCGCCGCTGCTGCTGCGTTTGGTGGTGGAACTGCCGGCGCAATCTTCGCCTCAGCGGTGTTTGTGGCAGGCTCGCTGGTGATCAACAAGGTGCTCGGGCCGAAGGTGGAGAGCCCGGCAGGACAAAGCACCGCAGGCACCGTTTACAGCCTTGGCGCGTCACGCAATCGGATGCGCCCCTATGAACCGCTCGGCCTATTGTTCGGCCGCACGCGCCTTGCGCCTGATATCGCGAGCAAGACGTACAGCTGGTACGAGGGCAACGACCAATACATCGGCATGGTGCTCACGCCCGGCATCGGTGTCGGTCGCGTGGAGGCGTATAGCAACGCAGACACGCTTCTATCCAGCTATGAAGGTGTGAGCGTTTTCCACTCCGGCTATAGCCAGATGCCGGAGCAGACCATTCCGTTGTACAGCAACGTGGACACCACCGACGGTGGAGAGCTGCCGGATACGGCCGATTTCGTCACCCGCACCACCAGCGTAGACACCGTGCGCATCCAGATCAACCTGGAATACGTGCTGGGGGGCGTGGGCACCTCGGGCAAGGCCTACAACGTCTCCGAGACCGTGCAGGTGCAGTACGCTCCGGCGGGGACAGGAATATGGACCACGCTGGCCACCCAGATTTTCACAGGCGACAAGCTGGACGTCAGTAAGCGCGCGACGCTAGCGGCGGACGTGGCCAAGGGCCAATACGACGTGCGCGTGCGCATCCTGGGCCAGGGCAACTTTGAGGGGGATAACACCCAGCGCAACGACTTTCAGTGGTCGAAGATGGGCAGCGTGCAGGCAGACACGGCCCCCTACGCCGGCCTGGCGCGCACCGGCATCCTTATGAAGGCCACCGGCCAGCTCAATGGTCAGCCCGACGAGCTGCGTGCGGAGCACATCGCCGCACCGATCCCGGTATGGCGAAATGGCAGCTGGGTGACGGAGGAGACCAGCAACCCGGGCGCCCACATCCTCAAGTACGTCCGAGGCTATTACGACCAGAACGGCAGGCTCATCGCTGGAATGGGCAAGAGCGACGAGGAGATTGACATCGAGTCGCTGCAGGGCTTCATGGGCCACTGCGAGGCAAATGGCTACAACTACGACTACTGGCTCACCGAGGAGCGCAATCACGACGAGGTGCTGCAGGCGATCGCGCTAGCTGGCATGGGTCAGACCACCTGGGCCGGTGGCCGCCTATCCGCGGTGTGGGCCGCCGACGAGCAGCCGCTCTCGGGCGTGGTCAACATGGCCGAGATGAAGAAGGGCAGCTTCAGCGTGGACTACACGCTGGCCAGCGCTGCCGACGGCATCGAGTACAGCTATTTCGATAGCACGACCAAGAAGGTCGAGACCCTACGCGTGCCAGCGCCGGGCGTGGAGACCATGCTCAACCCGGCGAGGCTCACCGGTGAGGGCATCGGCCGCGAAGCGCATGCAGCCGAAATGGCGCGCTACCACCTCGCCCAGAGCCTGTTTCAGTACAAGGACATCGGCTTTGCCCAGGACCTGCAGTACCTGTCCTACCGCCGCATGTCGATGCTGTCGATCTCGCACGACCTCACGCAGTGGGGCTTCGGCGGGCGCCTCGTCGCGGCTGAGCGCAGCTCGCTGCTGGGCACTGTCACGCTGACGCTGGACGAGCCGGTGCCGCCGCCTGATGCGCGTAGTGCCTTTATCGGCCTGCGCATCCCGGGTGAGGCGGTCTATCGCACGTTCCGTGTGCGCAACTTCACGGAGGCGACCGATACCATCCAGCTGGTTGAGGAATGGCCGGATGACGCGCCGCTGCCGGGCAAGGGCTATGCGGACTCAATGGTGCAGGGCGGCTGGCAGGACAACCCGCCCCACGACACCGTGTGGATCTACGACTTCAAGGCCACGCCGGGCCTGCGGGTGCGCGTGGTGGCGATCGAGCCGGAGAGCGATCTGAAGGGCGCGAGCATCAGTGTGGTGCCTGAGCCACCGGAGTTCTGGACGTACGTCAAGACGGGTCAGTACATCCCGCCGGAAAGTGGGTCATCGCTGGCTACTCGGCCAATCCTCAGCAACCTGGCGATCAGCGAGGACCAGATCACCACCGGCGACGTCACGGCCACCGATCTCGTGGCCAGGTTCGACATCACCGGCCCGTTCGATCACGCGGTGGTGTACGCCTCGGCGTCGGACGGCAATGGCGAGCTGGTGGAGGTGGCGCAGACGCGCACGCGCACGGCGCGATGGCGCATCCCGCGCGCCGGCACTTACACGATCTACGTGCGTCCGTTCGGCCCGGAAGGGCAAATGGGCGTGGGCGCCTCGCTGATCTACACGACCATCGGCGCCGACGCGCCGCCGGTGAACTACGACCTGTTCGACGTGGAGGAGATCTCCGGCGGCATCCGGCGCTACACCTGGGGCTTCTGGAACGACACCATCCAGTCAGCCAACCTGGCCGGCGCGGAGATCCGCTACGCCCAGGCCCCGGAGCAGGGCGCGTCGATGCCGGCGTGGGACGCGATGGCGCCGGTGGGGGACAGCGGCTACCACACCGGTGCATTCGACTCGCCCATCCCGTCCTCGGGCAAGTGGACGTTCGCCATCCGCGCCCGGAACACCAACGGCACGCTGTCGGTGGCGGCCAAGTACGTCACGAAGACGCTGGGCAAGAACCTGGGCGAGCTGCAGGAGGAGATGCAGCAGGCGATCGACAAGACGACCGAGGAAATCCGCCAGGGCTTCCTGGAAGCGGCGGAGCGCGACAGGCAAATCGCAGAGGAGGCACTGGCTGCAGCAAACAAGGCGCGCGATGACGCGATCGCACACGCCGACGCTCTGAACGCTGCTTTGGGCGATCTGGTCAATGCGGACGAGTGGACCTCGACCGCGTCGTACCCGGAGGGCGACTTCGTCCGTTACGACGGGCGGCTGTATCGGGCGCGGGTGGCCAATTCCGGAGTGATGCCGGCCGACAACCCTTCGACCTGGCAGAACGTGGGCAACTACTCGAGCGCGGGTGAAGCGGTCGCCGCTGCCCTTGATATCGGCAACCAGACGGCGAACGAGCTTGAGGCGGAATCCACTCGGCTGGCGGCCGTGCTCGCACGGCTACCCGCCGGGAGCGGACAGCTCGCGACGTCCTCATCCGTGAGTGACGAGGCGACCGCGCGAGCAAGTGCGGATGGTGCATTGGGACAGCGCACCAGCGTCGTCGAGGCGCGGATGCCGGCCGGGAATGGTGGCCTCGCCACGGCGGCAAGCGTGACGTCGGAGGCAACCGCACGCACCAACGCAGATAGCGCGCTGGGTCAGAGAATCGGCGTAGTTGAGGCGCGCATGCCGACTGGCACAGGCTCGCTGGCAACATCGGCAAGCGTGACGTCGGTCGAGACCGCAAGTGCAGACCGAGATACCGCGCTTGGTCAGCGAATTGACAGCACGAACGCGACCGTAGCCGGGAAGGCCGACACCAGCACAGTCAATGCGCTGAATTCGCGGGTTACCCAGGTCGGCAACGAGACGACGGCCAACAGCACGGCGCTCACCAGCGTTGTGGCCAAGACGAATGTCAACGGCAACATGCTGGTCAATCCGACGTTCTCGCAGGGCGCTCTGGGCTGGACGTTGTCCACGGGCATGTCGATCGCCAACGAGGCGCGGTTCGGCTACTACCTGGCGTTCGGCTTCAACCAGGCAACTGCAAACGGACTCGCAGCGGTGCAGGACCGTGCCGCGCCCCCGGGCACCTATACGGCGGCGACGGACGTGTACCGCAATAGCTCTGTTGGGACGGCGCGCATCGAACTGAGCTACCTAAATTCGTCGGGGCAGCCGGTGGGCGGCGCTACAGTTGCAACCGATTCGTCGATCGTAGGGACGTGGCAGCGAATTGTTGCGTCGGCGCCGCCTGCTGCCGGGACGACCACCATTCGGGTGCGCCTGATCTGTGAGCAGACCAACGCCAACGTCAGCTTCCGTCGCGTGAAGCTTGAGGCGGGCGCGGTCTCGACGTTGTACACAGACGAGAACGCGGTCAACACGATGGCCTCAGCGACGCAGGCGCTGGAAGCGCGGATGACGGTCAACGAGAACGGTGTCGCGAGCTACTTCGCTTCTTACACGTGGGCATTGGACGTCAATGGCAAGGTGATCGGCATGCGCTCCGTCAACAACGGCACGATCGGAAAGATCTCATTTTCGGCTGACGTGGTGGAGATCATCGGCGCAACGCCAGGTGGCGGTCGCAACGAGTTCGTCGGCGGGAAGTTCTACGCCTATGCGCCCAACGGCCGCCGTGTGGTGGCACTCGGTTATGGAGTGACATGACCAACGTCCTGATCATTAACGACGCCGACACCGGCGTCGTGCTGTTGCAGATCACCGATCAGCCCGACTCGGACCTGTTGACGCAGCACATGGGAGCCATTGCGATCGCCAGCGGTAGCAATGGCTCGGTGCCGGTACCGGTCACAGGCAGCGCCAACCAGCTTTACTACTGGTTCGTGGCCGACACCGGGGCCGGCAACAGCCTGCTTCCGTACTTCAGTGACGACGGCAACACCATCAGCTGGGTGTCGCCTTCTGCAACGTTGACGGCACGCGCCGGCGGCACCCTGTTCTATGGGAGGTTCTGATGGCCTATGCAATTTTCGAGGCCGGCCCCAACCGCGTTGTCATCTCTGAGACCTGGAAGAACTTGGCGCTGGCGTCGAAGCAGACGATCACACCCACAGGCAGCGGCGTGCTCAAAACCTGGAGCCTGACGGTCGCCGGCACCAATCCTGCCCTCGCGTTTCTGGGGGAGAGCAATGCTGTGCTCGCCACGCGCACCCAGAGCGGGAACAGTTTCACGTTCACCGGCTTCACCACCAGCGGCAGCTTCGCCGCCTACGTCTTCGACGAGCCGAACTTTGGACGCCGGGACTACCTGGTGATCACCAATCCCGATACGGATCAGGTGCATTTCGACGCCACCCTGAAGTACATGAAGGTGCGGGCGCTGCTGCAGGGCAACGCCAATCAAGGCGGATCGATCACGCTGCCCGAAGGTCGCACCTATGCCGCGCTGGCCGGCTCTACCGGCAACATCATGCTGGCCATTGGCGGCCTGATCGGGGGCGGCCCGCAGTGGCAGGTGCAGGTGCTGTGGCGCAAAGGCGTGGTCAACATCAACGGCAACGTCGCATCCATCTCTGCCATCGATACCGCACAGGAGTTGCGTACCGGTACCGACAGAAATCCGCAGCCGCCCCCTGGCAACTACGGCCAGGCCTGGGTGCGCGCTCCCATCCTCGACGTCACTGGATACTGACCATGCTCATCAGCGAAAACCTAACCTTTGGCACGCAGACAAAGATCGTGTCGCCACGCATCGAGATCCGATGGAACCCGGCCACCAATGACGGGCCGGTCGAGTTCCACCTCGAGCAAATGACCACCAAGCCACACCCCGATGGCTGGACGCAGACGCTGGAGCGCTTCTTCCTGCGCGTGCTCACAGTGCAGATCAGCGATCTGATCAGCCGCAGCTACGAGATCACCGCGCCGGCCACGACCGATATTGATCTGGCGACCGGAAGTTCCCTGGAGGTGCCGGGCGAGACGGTCTCCGAACCCGGTGTGCATCTGCTGCTGGGCATCAAGGCGGCAACCCGCGCCGCCTATGATGCGAACGTGGTGACACCGGGCCCGGATGCGGACCCGCTCGCGCAGCAGATCACCATCATCTGGAACCCGATCAACGATACCGGCACCGTGACCTTCCAGCTCGAGGACCGCGGCGCCGCACTTGGCGTGCTGGCGGCACCGATCGCCGATCTGATCGCGCCGACCTACGCTATCCGCTACCCGGGCGCGGAGGCGACTGAGGCGCTTGAGGGCTGGAAGCTCAAGGCGCTAGTCGGGGCGGCAGCGGATGGCGCCATTGCCGCCAGCTTGGCTGCTGCCTAAACCGCGGCAGTTGACGTCACCCTTGCGCGAACCCCGCAATCGGCTGCGGTCGCAGTTGCCTATTAAGGCTCCGGACACCTTGCCAATGAACTCTACCGATCGCTGCAGCAGATGGACGGCAGTCGCGCTCCTAATCTGTTGGCCGCAGTGAGATCTAAGGGAATTTTTAGAGAGGAACATGCTTCTTCATCTAGCTGGTCTGGTTCATGATCTACTGAGTGGATGACAATTGAACTTGCCCTTCAAATTTGATAAGTGTCTGGGCTACACTCACGCCATTTACGTAATGCACCTAAAGCTAGGCATGGAGATAGAAATGGTGAACAAGCTTGTTGACGTAGCTCAATTCACGCTCAGTGAAGGATCTGGTTTCCAGGTGCACGGCTGCCATGGTGTCTTTGGCGGAATAACAGCCAACGGATCGGTTCATGCTAACTTTTTTGTTGACACTCCCAAGGTTCCTTCCAGTATTCGGATGAGGCGAGGGCCTGACGGAGGGGCGGAGCCGTTTGATGAGGACATGGGTCCGCAGGACCGAGCCGAATATATTCGTAGGTTAGTTACCTCCGTCCTCGTTAGTCCTGAGGAAGCTCTTAATATTGGGCAGTGGTTCATAAATACCGGTGCTCAAGTATTTACCGTCAGGGGCGGAGGCGTTGCGTTGGATTTTCCCAATGGTCAAAAGCTGAAGTTTGGCGTGGTCCCTGAGGAGTGAGTCGTGCTGAATTTTTTTACGGCTAAAAGCCAGCATGTGATCATATCTGGCGACCGCCCGAGCAGAGCTGACTCTGTTGACATTGATTTGGTGTTTAGGATTCAAGCGAATAGTTCCTTTGCAACGACGTCAGTTGCTAGCACTAAGCATTTTGTAGGGCCATTTGAAAAACTCTATAAAGATTGCGCCGCTTTAGCTCGAACAGTTGTCTCTCTTCGATCCACCTCGGATTACCATGCCGAGTACATAAATCTCCTGCTCACCGAGGCTGGTGATGAAGAGTTTTCGCAGTTAGAACTGAGTTTTGCCAGAGATCAGGTTGAAGTGAGTGATGATGTTATCTTTCACCAAGTTGAAGCTATCCAGCGATGGATTCCGCAATGGCATGTAACTGCGGATGAGGTTGCCGATATATTAAACGTTGATGCTGATAGAGTTGACGAGGTTGTACGCAGTAGTCCACAGTCGGAAACAACCTTAAAAACGGGGGCGATATGGCGTCAAATGGACTTGTTGGGTCAGCGGTAGAAGGCGAAAAGCTTTCCGTGACCACGCGGAAGTACACCCCGCTGAGACCCATTAAGGTAGGGCCTACCCAACGACTTGTTAGTAAATTCAAGCTGTCAATTTACGGGGAAAGTGAGGTGACTGAGAGCTTGGGTGCTGAGAAGTGTGCAGAGTGCGCCCATAGCAGGCGGGGAGTGGGTGATCTAGTTTCTGGCACCTCACTGATGGGTTACTCAGGAGTGGTTGGCCGCCCGCGACTTGTCAATGCAACCTCCGGGCATAAAGCGACTTCTTTTACTACCAAGGATCACGGTTTAGTACGGATTGAGATCCCGTTGCGCCAGATTGCTCAGGGTGGGTTTGCCGGAATAGTGCAAGACACTTTACTTCCGATATAGCTACGTCGACGTTGCTACCATCTGAAAATTTCGGTTGTGCGCGCTTCCCTCCGGAGAAGGCAATGGTGTGGATCAAGATTGCAGCTGGTTGTGAAATGCCTTCTGACGGGGGCGCTGTTATTACGTTCAAAGGCTACCGTCACTGAAGCGATGCGGTGCACCGATGTGCGCGCTTTTAGCGGGACGAGATGCACGAGATCGAGCGCGGTACGCACCGGATGAGGTTTGCCCTCCTGACTGAGTACTGTAGTGAAATTCTTACTCAACGTTGGGGAACAGGCTGATATGCGAAATCGTATATCGTTGCCAATCTTTAATTGCCGGACCCGGGACCGCTGGTCGCTCAACCCGGGAGCACCTGAGCAGTGCCAAGCCGGCACCCTAGACGTAACCCTGAAGGTCGTCGTGTGTGAGCACGCCCAGACGATGGCCCCAGGACGCGACCAGCTCGACAATCACGGCGGCCTCGGAAGGGAATGCATACAGCAGCTCTGCTTCGAACTGATTGAGCACTTCCAACGGCTCGGAAGCGCACGCCAGCCGCTGCCGCAGTTGCTCGAATAGGCTGGGGGGCGGAGTGTCCATGTCGGCAGATTCTACGTCCCCCTGTCTCAC